CCTGGCCCGCCCATGCTCCCGTGGGGGCCGCGCCGATGATGTAGAGGTCGCCGTCGCTAGGTGATCCCGGTGGCGTGTTCGTGAGGTAGCCCTTCGCGTTCGGCATCGTGAGGCCGTCGATGCCGCGCCACTGGCGCATGAGTTCGCTGTAGTGCCCCTCACCGGCGTTGCCGTTTACCAGGAGGCCGAGGTTGGGGCCATTCGTCAGTGCCATGTCATCACCCTTGGATTCCGCCGAGGTAGTCGCCCAGGACCATCCCCAGCCCGGTCATCACCACTGGAGGCGTCGTGCGGATCGTCCCGGTGTAGCTTCCGTTTATCGGGCTGATCCTCATCTGCACCGCCTTCGTCCCGTCTGCGTCGTCTGCGACCCTCTGCGCCGCAGTATAGGTCTTGGAGGTGCCCGTCTCCGCTGTGAAGGTTCGCTTCACCACGCCACCGACCAGCACCTCCAGGGTGTAGGTGCCCTCCAGGGTGTAGGTGCCTGCGGTGTCCTGAGCCACCAAGTTCGTTCCGGTGCCCTGCGTGACCCGGTTGCGGTGGCTCCAGGTGAAGGCCGCATCCCCGACGGTGGTGGTGGGCCATGAGTCGTAGCCCAGGGCGTTGATCTGGACGTTCGCTGGAGGGTAGGGCTTCCAGGCCCTGCTGGAGGTGGTGAGGCTCATGGACGCTGCCGAGCCGATGGCAAGGGTTCCGCGGGGGTTCCGCGGTAGCACCTTGGCCGTCACCGTGAGGTCGGAAGGGTAGGCCGTCTCCTTCGTGGTGCAGGCACCCTCGGACAGGAACCAGACCCGGGCCCCTGCGGAGTGGTCGGTGGGCACGGTGTCCAGCACCCCGCGCAGCACACCCGAGAAGGTGAACGTGCCGTCCCCGTTGTCGGTGCAGGTGGTCCAGCCCACGATCTCGCCGGTGTCCGCGAAGTAGGCCAGGTTGTCGCCACGGTTGCGGCCCGCGGCATCAGTGCTCTCGTCCACAAGCCGGGCCATGTCCCGGGCCCCTGCCGCGATGGTGAAGCCCGTGCTGTCCATAGCTGCGGTCTTGGCCGGGTAGGAGCCAGCCAGCACACCAGACGGGGTCATGTTCGTCAGGTCGTTGCTGGCGAAGTAGCCTGCGCCCTCGTCTACCCAGACCTCCGCTGCGAACGTGGTGCCGTCCCCGCGGGCCGCCATGGCCATCGCCCAGCGTTCCTGGCCGACCAGCCAGTAGGGCGCCTCCACCAGCACCTGGGCCGAGACGGCCACCGGGGGAGCGATGGGATCGGACCAGCCGGTTCCGCCAGGGTCGGCGTAGGCCGTGGAGGCCACCGCGAACACGTCCTCCACCGCGTCGATCTCGATCCTGCCCTCATCCAAGGCACCGTAGCGAATGTTTGTGACCCGCAGCACCATGTCGGACCAGGCCGGGCCGCTGGGCGGTTGCCAGGTGAGGCGGAAGGCAGAGCCGGGCCGGAGGTTCCACGCCTTGCGGTTCGCCACCAGTTTGAACTGGGCCAGAGGGTAGGAGTGGGTCTTGAGTTCCCGCATCGCCACCTTCAGGGCGATGGTTGCGTTGCTGAGGGATCGGAAGCTGAAGGTCTCGCTGGCAAGCTCTCCGCGCACCGCATAATTCGCGGTCTCCTGGGCCTGCACCACCCGCTCCTGGAAGTTTGCTGTGCGGTCCAGATACTCGACCTTCACCTCGTTCGCGGTGTCGGACCACGAGGCCCGGCTGAACTCTGGAGCCTCCAGCAGGTCGTCCTGCGTGAGCTCCAGAAGATCCCCCACCACGTAGTCGGCCCGCACCAGCTTCATCGTCCAGAGGCCGGTGGATGGGTCGGTGTAGAGGACCGCGTCTGTCGTTCGGCACACATCGCTCAGCACCTGGTCGGCGCTGGAATCGCGGTCCAGCAGCATCGACATGCCCAGCCCGAACTCCGTGCTGCGCATGAGGTCGATCACGATGTAAGCCGGGTTTGCGTCCCCGTTGATGTTGGCCTTGGCCGCGTTCATGCCGAAGGGCACCGGGCACCGGCGCACGACGAACGCCCACTCCTTGATGTATTGCGAGGTGCCCACGTAGACGCCGCGCAGAACGGCATGGCAGAGGCCAGGGTAAGCCGGGGCGGTGTGCCCGAACTGGCTGGTGAGGTAGGAGTCGGACTGCTGCGTGGAGACCCCGCGGTAGAAGGCCACGGTGCCCTTGATGCCGCCCTCCTTCTCGCTGCCTCCGAAAAGTTCAGGCTGGTCTATGGTGAGGGCGCGGTAGTTCTCAGGGCTGCCGACCGTGCTGGATGTGAAGGGGCACACCTTGTCGCCGACGCGGACCTCCACCAGGGTCAGGTCATCGCCACCGTGGCAGAGGGCCATGTCCATCCCGAGGCTGTATTTGTAGCCCACTGTGACCTTCTTGGCCCCGATGCCCAGGAACCCGCCGGACTTCTTCTTTACCGGGTTCACCAGCAGGTCGCCCCACCAAACCACGTTCGGGCCGCTCACCTTGCAGGTTCCTGCAACGTAGGAGATGGGCCTGCCCTCCTGTGCGGTGGGCACCTGGAAGTCGCCTGCACTGGAGGGCGTGGCATCCTTCGGCTTCTTCTGGAGCAGGGCCGAGAGGACCGTGCTGCCGACAAACAGGAACAGCGCGTACCAGAAGCCCATGCGTCACTCCACCCCGTTGAATGGGTTCTTCGTCGGGATCTTGTCGAAGCCGAAGAACTTGGAGAGGTTGTTGAACTTGGCGAGGCACACGGCCCTGGTCCTCATGCAGCCAGCGTAAGCGTTCACCGTGTCGCCCACCACCAGCCCGTCCATCGGACAGATGAGGCGCACCTGGTTCCCGGTGTGGGAGAGGATCATGCGGCGCTGCGTCCCCTTCTCCAGGTAGCCCGCATCCAGCCAGCCGGTCGCCTGGGAGGTGAAGATGGTGGCCGTCACCAGGTCGCCAGAGACCGCAGAGACCACGCCAGTAAGCTTGAAGGAATCCTTGGACACGTCACAGCCTGGGCCGTAGAGCACCCGGTTGCACTGGCACTGATACTTTGGCACCGGCACCCGCCGCTTCAGCACGTCCTGCTCGGGCACCACCGTCAGGTCGCACACATCGCCGAACTTCGCGGAAGCCACTTTGCCGGTGAAGTGGGTGACGATCTCGGCCTCCCCGTCGTGGCCGCGGTAGATCACGAGGGACATGGGGGCCTCTGGGATGTAGGACACGAAGCGGCTTGCGATGTCGTGGGCCTTGGGGATGGAGACAGTGATGGACCCGCTGCCCAGCTCCTGGTTCTGGTCGATCTCCGTGTGGCTGATCGCCTCGGGCTGAAAGGCCCTGGAATTGTGCGACCGCGCCTTGTCAGCGCTGGTGAGGGCCCAGGACTCAAGCCCGCTCTCGAACAGGTAAAGCTCGAAGGGCTGGCCTGAATAGGTGCTTGTCTCTCGGGATGCGAAGGTCACGGGGTCTCCCTGGGAACCTCCACGAACCGCATGGAGGCTTCAGCCAAAGTGTGGTGGTGCCAGAAGACCTCCACAACGTCGGAGGCCATGCGGACCAGGTGGAGGAAGCACACCATCGTCGTCCCTGCCGGGATGGCGGCACCCAGGGCCGAATCCAGGGTGAGGACTTCGGTGCCGTTGCCCGGGTCGTTCGCGCCGGTGATCCGCCGATAGATCATCGTCCCATTCGACAGGATGAAAGCCACCTGGCGCCTTGAGGTCTGCCCGAATTGATACTTGGCGAACCCGCTGGCCTTGATCGTGATGCTGGTGTCGATGCTCCCGGCGTCCAGGTGCATGACCAGGTCGTGCCGCCAGGAAGGAACCCAGAACGGGACGGCCATGCCCTTGCGGGCCAGGAGGAACGTCTGCAGGGCACCGATCTCGGTGCGCCCGTCGAGGAACCAGTCGAACTCCAGCTCCCCGAACGAGACCCCGGAACGGTCCTCAGATGCCACCTTGCCGAGGCCTGAGTCCATGCGCAGCAGGTCCCGCTTGAACGACCGGCGCGGAGCCCTGGCGCGGTTCGGTTGCACCTCCAGCACCTCGAAGCCAAGATAGGTCGTCATCAAACCACCTCGCACTCGAACGAGACCTGGAACACGCTGGCCCAGTTGGTGGGGCCGTCAACGTCCACCATGTCGGACATTCGCCCACGCTTCAGGGGCACCACGAGAGCCCCCGCGGGCCAGGTGCCGACCACCTGGGAAGACAGGGACACAGAACCGGAGGAGACCGCCAGGACACCCATGGCCTCCCAGGTGTGCTGATCCCGCCAGAGCATGACCAGACCGCCGGCCTGGTATGAGGCCCTGGCCGTGGTATCCACCTGCAGCGTCGTGTCGCCAGGGTTCGCCTGTGCAGTGAGGACCGAGGCGTCCATCCACCAGGGCACACCGAACACCCGGCCCTGCCACCCGAACAACAGGGCGTCCAGGGCGGCGGAATCCTGCGCCTCGAGGGTGAGGACGCGGAAGGCGGCACCATAGCGGGGCTTCGTGCGCAGCTGAATGCGCTGCTCGGCGCCGGAGGTGCCTGTGAGGATGGAGGTCTTGAACTCGATGGATTCGTTAAACCCTTCGGACCAGTCGATCTCCGGGCTGAACACCGTAATCCTGGTGCCCGTCACCGTCATGTCGGCGCCGGTCTCCCCGGTGAACTCCCAGGTCGCCAGGTTGGCGATTGTGGAGTCCCCGTCGGTGCTGAGGCTGGCGGTGTAAATGGAGGATTGGCCGGGCCCGAAGTTCGCGGCGCTGCCGAGGCCGCCTGAGACCTGGAGCCCGCCCGCGCCCGAGATTGTGATGTTGGTGAGGGCCTTGGACGCCAGCATGTCGGTGTTCCACACCTCCACGTCCCAGACCACGGAGGAAAGCAGGAACCCCACGTCCTTTGACCGCGGGATGACCAGCACCTTCCCGAACAGTTCAGACCAGCCGAACATGGGCGCCTCGATGCCTCCCAGCGCCTCGGAAACCAGCGCCACGGGGCCGGGCGAGGACACGGACCCGTGCGCCGGGGCGGTGCCCAGCAGGCCCCCGCCGAAGCTTGCGCTGTGCTGGTCCAGGTCCGCAGACATGACCGGCGGGAAGCCTCGCAGCTCCCAGCCCGGCAGGAACCCAGGCAGCGTAGCCATCAGCGCTTCAGCGCCACGAAATTCGGGAACACCATGAAGGTGTCGGCACCTATGGCGAAGGTGCTCCCAACGGCGTAGCCCTTGGTGGCGGCGTTGCTGGCGTAGATCCCGGGGATCCGCCCGAGCAGCGAATACCCGCCATCATCGCGCTTGGCGTACCAGCGGATCGGAACCAGGTTGGCCTGGGCGTTGAGGCTGCTGGTCTGGCGGGCCATGAAGTCGGCAGCACACCGCGGGATTTTGTCGCTCGGGTTGTACCGCCCCTCCTGGTCCGAATCGGCCCTGCGCCCGGTGTACCCGTCGTACCCGTTCAGTTCCGCCGAGCCGACACTCAGCCACTTCCCGGTGAAGGTGTCCACATCGGCTCGCAGGAACGCCGCAATGGTACCGGTGTAGGAGCCGTGTGCCGCGGGGCAGTAGGCGGTCCAGGAATCGTAGCCCCCGGCCCCGGAAGCGTAGGATGCCTTGTCGCCGAAGAAGT